ATAGTCTTAATAAACTCTTCAAGATATGGTGCATCTGAAGCATCATACTCATCAAGTTCTGTAGACTCATATACTTCTGTATAATCATTTTTACCTACACGTTCAAGTGTGGTTTCATATAGACCTATTTTACCAAAGTGAAACTTAATTCTATGTAGCACTAGTGATGAGTTTACATCAGCTCGAGAACTATTACCGTCTCGTCTGGTTGCATAAAACGTAGGAAACTTAACTTCGTAAGGATATATGTAGCCGATCGTAAGTGTAGCACTAGACCAGTTACCCGGTAAGGTAAAGCTTGTGCCACTTACTGTAGGTTTTGCATATCTACCAACTCTTGCTGAGTTAGTATTTGTATCAATTACAACTAAGTCGTGGTTAGGAGTAGTGACTGTATTTAGCCACCCCACACTACTGAAGGTTGTGGTGTTTGTAGCTGAGTTAAAGCTGCCACCGCTAACAGTAGTATGATTATCCACATGAAGTAAGAAGTCGACATTATCTTGTACAATAGAAGGGTCTGTTTCAGTCTGCACCAGTTTTATACTTTGTAAATAGTAGTCACTATCTAAAAAGAAATACTCATCATTAATAATAAAATGATATATTAATGGATTATTAAGTTTCCATTTAAACCATGCAGCCTGCTGTCTTTGCTCAGATACTTGAAAATATTTGTAACCAAAGACATCATCTGAGCCAGTCTTACCTAACAATATTATAGAGTTTTCTCTAGAGTTTGTCAATAAGTCTATGTCTTTTGGTAATAGTGTAGGTACAACTTTACTAACTTCTACTATGCTTGGCTCTCCTTCACGTTGTATGTTTGCCATTTCATTGAATCGGCTAAACTTACCAGAGTTATCAACATATGCGAGTGTCGTACCTAGAGATATCGGGGCTATAGTTTCGTTATAATTAAATGTAGATATACTACGTAGTTTAGCTGTATCAGGATTTAAAACTGTATCATCTGATGCAAACAAGAATTGTTGGTTTGTGCTAAATACTACCAAACCAGTGTTAACTTCTATACCATCAAACAGTTCTGAAGGAAACATAGACGCAGCAGATATATCAATAGGGTCACTAGCAGATACTGAAAGAGCTGATTCTATAAAGAAGTCAGGCTCACCTAATGTACCCGGTCGTGATGTTATGACGTTTTCACCTGACAGTAATGCTAGTCTATTACGAAAGAATAATACTTTATTTATACGTGAGTTTACGAAAGAAGGTAAAGGATTAGTTGTATCATCACCAACTCTTCTATCAGTATAGGTAAACTGTTTTACAGTAAATGTAGTTGTAGCAGTACGCTGTATAACCAACGGCATGTTTGTAAGAGTTTTAGCTATACCAGACTTTGCACACTCAGACCAAGAGCCTACGCCATCTCGGTTGTTTGCTCCATCAAACCGAAGATAGTAGTCATCTTCTTCAGCCATACGAGAGTTAGCAATTTTTACAATATAACCATGTTTACATTGATTTGGTAAGTTTTGTACATCATTTACCGAAGCTTGGAAGCATCGCATCAAGTCTTCTTCAACAACTTCCACACTAAATGGGTTAGAGCTAGATAGATATATACCTGTACCTATGTGTTTACCTGAGACACCAGACGGTAATTCAGCTATAATACCACCAATAATAGTATCAGCTGTTACTGCTGTATCAGCGTCAAAAGGTGTAGGCTCTGGTCGTATAAGCCCGTCGCCATTAGAAGAAATTGTAGCATTGACTTGAGTAGATTCGTGATCTTCTACACGTATAGTATAGCTATAGCTAGTTGAAGCTGAGTCTAAAGTTACAGTAACTGTATCACCTGTAACCCAACCCTCACCGCCATGTAGCAGCACAGCCTCTCTGTTGTAGCTACATCTATAGTTATTACCACCGGGGCCGTTTTGAGTAGCACTGTAGTTAGGGCTGACACCTTGTTGACCTAGCACATTGAGTCTAAATATTAAGTTTTTCTTTGATCCTGAGTCTACACTAAATACCTGTGTGCCTATACCGGGGCAATGGCCTGTACCATCAGACTCATCAAGTGTATCACTCTGTATCTTAATACGTGTAGCTCGTGTTACAGTTGTAACTGTAGTACCGTTGTTTATATTGACACCATACTGTCTACCGTTTTCTGTACGTAAGAGTTCTATGAACCCGAAGTGAGCATCTGGTGGATCATCTGTAGTTCCCGTTGTCCCAACGAGAGT